ATCATATCTACGCCGGCCCTGCCAAATATCTGATAGGCTACGCGGGCTTTTTCGGCTGGGTTCTTAACCTTTTTGATTGCGTTAGCTAGTGTCAGCATTTGCTGGTCTGGGGATTGTTTCATTAACTCCGCAGCACTGAGGCCCATATCATCTAAGGCTAGCTTCGCGGTGCCAAGGCCGTGTGATGCCTCTGATACGCCGCGGGCCATCTTCTCTAATGATTTATCAAATGCCGCAGCTTCAACGCCTGCCAGGCTTGCCGCGTAGCGCAGCCGCTCCAGCTCCTGCACGCCCACCCCTAGCTTACTGGCGGTCTTTCCAAGTTTATCTAGTTCGGCCATCTGATCTTTAACAGCGCCAAACGCTTTGGCCAAGACGAGAGCAGCACCAGCCGCAGCGGCAAGGCCAATCATCATCGTCTTAGTGCTAAAACCCTTGGTCGACTTTTGTAGTTGGGCTGTGTCGCCTTTGGCGGTTTTCATGCCCTTGCTGAAAGGCTTGGTATTAGCGGTGATGGTTGCGGCCAAGGTGCCTAGATTTGCTGCCATGGTTTTCTACTTTCCAAACATCGCGGCCATTTGTTTTTCGCTGGCTGCCGCGTCAAATCGTTTCGGTTTCTTTTTTGTGCTGCTGAATTCTGGTACGTAATAGTCTAGCGGTACTATTTCACTTTCCTTGCTGGCTACCAGGTTTCTGACAATCGAACAAATAAAGCTGGTCTGCATCCAGGGATCCCCAAACGGTTCTAAGCGATAATAAGCAATCCATTCTGTAAACAGCTCCGCCGGTATTTCTTCAAGTAATTTATCTACATCCCAGGTGCCGACTAAAAGCGCTAGGCGGAAAGCGAAGCGTCTTTTTTCGTCGGCCTTGAGTTTTTTTCCAGTACCTCAATCTCGTCATCAGCAAAGCCGACGTGGGCCATTGCAACGTCAAACAGCTGGCTAGTAAGTGCTCCATCCAGCTGCCCCAGTTCCGATAAGTCGTCATCCGTTAAGAGCGGCTCTTTGCTCTTTTCGTCCACTAGTGTCGCCACTAGCAAACGCCTGCGGCTGTCGTCTTTCACATTACCGCTTTTATTTAGGACGGTTTTCTCGAAGCGGCTTTTTTCTGCTTCGGTTAATGACTGGAAACAAAAGGTAAGGCCTGCCACTTCTTTAGTAACAAACCGCCGCCGCGTACAGTTAAACAGTTTTTCCCGTGTTGCTAATGCCATCCTTCAAGCTCCCCCAAGTCGGGAGGCATTGAAACAGAAGAGGGCTTGCCGTATGCCTCCATAACGGCCGCCCTAACTTTCTCAATTACCGCGCTGCTATAACGCCTAACCATTGAAACTGGCTTGCCTGGCTGCGTGCCACAGTAGCCGGCGTGTTCACCATTTACACGGATCATGCGCTGGCTAGGTACCGCTGGCACGGGCTGCCCGTCTTTAATTATTCGCGCGGGGTGGTCTTCAAACGTGATCATTAAGTACCTGCCGTAAAAGCGTAGCCGGTCACGTTGCCCGTTCCTTTGATTGTAAATTCAACTAACATCACTTCGCCCATTTCAGCATCTGCGCTTTTTACGCTGGTAATTACGCCACCAAAAACAACCGTACCGCCACTACTGCCGCCTGGGGCTACTGGGTAAGTAATCGTGATTGTTTCGTCCAGGTCTGTACCGTGCGAGGTTGTGATGCTCGGCACTCCCGCGTCAGAATACGCGGTGACTGTGATTTCGCCGATCTCGGCTAGGTCATCACGTATATAACGCTTGTGGCCGGTGTCGCTCAGTTTCGTTACTTCAATAACGTCCCTAGTTACTTCCAGCCCCGATATAGAAACTATGTCGTAGCTGCCGGTGGTATCTTCCATTGTGAGGGTCGCGCCATTACCTGTATCTGCCATGGGTATATTCTCCTAGAAAGTTGGGATGGTTTCCTGTACTTGAATTCTAAACCTGAGAGCCGTTAAGTAGGTTCCCTGGTCGCTGTCGTCTTGGGGCTGCTGGTAGCCGTGGCCGGTGTCGTCTAGCTGGCAGCTCATCACTTCCACGCTGCCGGCAGTCCCGCGGTAGCCTTGCAGCTGCTGGCGGATCGTGTCGGCCAGGCTGTCTGCCTGGGTGCGTGTGGTGCTGCTGCAAACGATTTCTAGCGTGCAGTCCTCAATGCCAGCGGCCCCGCTGATCGTGTGGCTGTGGTTGGTAAATAGCTCGCTATAGGTGGCGGCTGGCAGGCTGTCGCTTTGCGCTAGTACATCGGGGCGCAGGCGTGTGCCTATCACATCCGTTACTGCGGATTTAGTTAACAGGTATGTTCTAATATTGCTGCCGGTGGTTGCCATGTTTTATTTAGTCATCTGCTTGGAGATTGCCTTGGGTAATGCCTGCCTGGCTTTTGCTGTTATCTTTGCTCTGATTGTGGAGCTGGCCCCCTTGGCTGCCTGGTTAAAATAGTTCTGCGCTTTCGCCCCTTCGCTCGACATAACAGACCAGGCCACCAGGTTAGCATGGGGAGCCTTGCTTAAATCGTATCCTACCGTCACCCCGATGATTCCCTTGGCTGCTGCGCTCTTACCGCCGCGCCATTGGCTAGAGGGCTTCTTTTTTATGCTTTTCTTTAGCGTTCCTGTGCGTTTGGGGGTCACCTTGCGAACCGCAGAAGCCAGGGCCGTGGCTCCCGCGTTTACTGCTTGCCGTAGCACTTTACGCTGCAAGCTGCCTGTGAGGGCGGCAAACTGTTTCGTCATTTCGGGGAGGCCTAAAAACTCGACCCCCTGCTTTGCATGGATACCACTGCCGACACTCATTAACTATCCTCCGTGCAATGTAGCCAAAGCTGCTGCTGCCGCTCATCGCGCCGCTGTACCTTTTCAATGTTTAGCGTGCGGCTAGTGTCGCCATCTTCATAGGTAACGCGCATTTCACTATTTGGGAAAGTCCCTTGCTGCGGGTAGCGGATAATCACCAGGCTGCTGGTGGTGGCTTCTATCTGGGATCCGCCAAAGGTTTCTGCCGCGGACACATCCAACACCCGCGCTGAGCACTCGCGCACGCTTTGCCAGCTATCGGTTAGCTGCCCAGCCGCGTCTGCGGTTTGGGTGCTCTGCTCGATATTGACTCGCTGCCTTAGTTGGCCTGCCCGTACCACGTGAAGCTATCTCCTAATATGTAAGGGGCCAGCAGCGCATCAGCGCCCTGGGGTATCTCGGTAGCCATTACGCCGGTTATGGTTTGTTCTCGGTTGTTGAAATAATGGCCAATCAGTAGCAGCATTGCCTGCTTAATGGCCTGGGGTACTGCGCCGGCTGCCCCGTAGCCACAAACGAAACGTACCGCGGCCGCTTCCTGCTGCACTCTGGCAGCTGGCCAGGTTTTGCTATAGGCGGGGCGGATCGTGCCAGGCTCCCTGGCGGTGGATACGTCGTAGTCATCACTAGAGAAGGTCTGACTGGCTCCGGCTGTGTCGGTGTAGGTAATACTGGTAACGCTTTGCAGGCTTCCATAGGGCAGGGCCAGCGTCTGCTGCCCTGCTGGCAGGGAGTCTAGCTTTACGTCGTAGGTTGCGGTCACTAATTGCCTGTGCGTATGCGCCTGCACTTTGGCCCGCGTTACTTCAATTAGGCTGCTGATATAGTCGTCATAGTAGGAATCGTCTAGTGCCAGGTGCCGCCGCACTTCGCTAACTTGCAGCGGCTCAGCCGTGGGGGCTGTCACTTCAGCGATTCCGTAACCGGTGGCGGTGTGGCTCATTTACTCGCCTTTTTGGGTGTGCGTTTTTTTGGTTTGGTGCGCGTCGCGCGCAGTGGCGGTTGCAGGGTGGCCGTTTCCGGCTCACTTACTGCTTCCGCCAAGCTGCGCTCTATATACCGCGCCGCTGTAGCTGCATCGACTTCTACAACTTCCCCGGCTTCTTGATAGAAACCATTGCCGACAAAACTACAAAGGAGTTTAACTTTCACCATGCTTATGCCTGGGTAAGTTTCTTAATGGGATCAGTACCGGCATCGATGACGCCAGAATCCGATCTTTTGAACGCTACGAAGCCCGTCTGATCGTTATCACGATAACGCTCTTCCAGCTTATAAAGCCGAACTGAGCCAGCATCACGGATGATAAACTTGGCCATTGCGCCAAAGAGAACCGTAATTTCACCAGTGGCAACGCTCGACGCCATGTTCTGGTTAATCGTAATCGGATGACCTAACAAGCGATCCGGCTCGCCAGCGCTCATACCCTCTTGCCACAAGTATTGGTCATTCCCATCCTTGAGCTTACGCAAGGCCAGCAAGACGTTATCGTGCATCATCCAGCCGCAGCTGCTTTGGCCTCGGTAGGCTGGGTCTACGCTATGGACCAGCTCGAAAAGCTCGTCTGCTGCGATTGCCGTAGCGCTTGCAGCGGTAACGCCCGCACCTGCACCAGTCACGATTCCGCCCGGTTGGCTTGACGCGGTGCCTGTGGTGAAATAGCCCGCTTCACAGCGGCCCAGGCGCTCGCCTAACATCGCGCCAACTTCGCTGGCCAGGTTAAAAGCACTATCCTGCATCAGCTCACTAGAAACCAAGACGCTATCGCTTGAAAACTTGTAAGCTGAAAACGTCTTGCTGCCAAAGGTGATGGCGGTTTCTGTGATCGCACTATTTTCCGTCAACAGGCGGCCAGTGTTACCGTGGTCTGAAACCACGGGCCATGGTAGGTCATTGCCGCTAGAAGTGCGGATAACGCGGGCCACTTTACGCGGTCCACCAAAGGCTAACAGGCTTTTTTCTAGCTCGTTGGAGAACCCTTCTGGGACCGTGTAGCCGCCTGCGGAATCCGTGCCAACGCTTTGCGCTCGGTACTCTTTACCGAATCCGCCGTGGCTCATTTGTGGGCTTTGGCTCGACAAGCGAACCTCATAACCGGCTGCCTGGGGATCAACACCGCAGCGCTGCGCGGCTTCTACGTGCTTATCTTCCAAAGAGAAACCGTTCTGGTGCCTGGCCCATGCTTGGAAGGCGAGCTGGCGGGTTTCTTCGGTGATCTCTGGCCGTCGCTCTGCCTTGCGTTCTCGCTTCTGCTGGAAAGACTGCTCATCTTTGGCAGCTTCGATCTGTGCAGCGCGGGCGGCTACGTCTGCTTTTT